TGGGCTTTTAGAGGCTGGATTAAAGATCGAGGCGGCAAGTAATAATAGGGCGCCGCGCGACCTTGGGAATTTGGTGGGAAGCTCATACACACGCAAAGCTCAAGACGGCTCGCTCAGTGTTGAGGTCGGATACAGCGCTGATTATGCCGCTGCGGTGCACGAAATGCCGGGGACATTAAAGGGTGAACCAAGAGCGGACTTCGGGAAAACATCTGCTGGCGTTGCCTTTGGTGGCGGGTCGGGAAATGGAGTCTACTGGGGTCCAAATGGAGAGCCTAAATTCCTCGAAAAAACAGTTCGCGAAAATGAAAAAGCAATCGTTGAAATTGTCGCAAAAAGAGCATCAGTAAAATGAATTCACCGGCTTATGATATTGCTGTTTTTCTTGAACCGCTAATCAGTGAGGCGGTTGTATTTGCCAATGAAGAACCGGCCAGCCCTAACGATTGCGTGACCGTTTACGATACCGGCGGATCGGATCCAATGGTTGTTGATGACGTTTACTCGCCGACTATTCAGATACGGGTTAGAAATTTAGATTCGCAAGCGGCATATGCAAAACAGTACCAGATCCGCGACATATTGGTCGCAGCAAAAAACCAGATTATCAACTCGGTCGATTACGTTGCAATGTGGCAACAAGGCGACATAATCAGCATCGGTCGAGACGAAAATAACCGATATATTTTAACATCAAACTACAGATTAATGAGGTCTAAAAATGGCTAGATACGGCGGTCGTGATGTAGTAATTAAAATTGGCGGCGTGCCTGTTGCTGTGGTGAGAGAAAGCACTCTGACTCACAACAAGGAGGCTGTTGACGTAACAGCAAACGAGGATAACGGATGGCGAAGACTTTTACCAATCGCTGGCAGTCGCTCGATTGACGTATCTGTAAGCGGCGTATGCAGTGACGAAAATATCCCGCAATTGCAAAACCTTTGGGCCAATGATGTATTTGCGGACGTAACCATCGAATATCCAGACGGATCAACCGCTGAAGCCGAAGACGGTTTTTATCTTAACGGCTTTGAAGTGTCCGGCTCACAAGATGGCGAGGCGGCCTTTAGTGCTACCTTGCAATCATCCGGCGAGGTAACAATTACAGCAGCCCCATAATTGGGCTTTAGGTGGGTCCGCCCACCTCTTTTTATCACAAAACTAAAAGAGAATTAATTATGCCCAACTTAAAAAAATCGATTTATTTTACAATCTGCGGCGAAGAAATTTGCCTTGATGTTAGCTGGCACATGCTCGAAAAGGCTGAGCGCGTTTACGGCCTGCCGGTTGATGTCATCCCCTATTACCTACAAGACGCCGTGCGCGTTCCTCGCTCAAAAGTTGCAGAAATTATCGCACTGTGGGTGCAGGAAAAAACCAAGCTCACTCGCGATCAAATCAAAGAGCACTATTTCACCTGCCCGCAAATCCAATACATTAAAGACGTTGGCAAAATCCAAGCCTGTCTATTGTGGAGCATTCGTGGCGATGACGGCGAGTCAATGATTACTGATGCGGCTTTTGAAAAGCTGGCTAATGGCATTGACCTTGAACCGGACGATATCAAAAAGCCAGCACCAAAAACCGAGGAAGGCAAAGCACCAAAAAAGCCTCGCGCGGCTACATCCAAACGGCGCTCCGCTTAGCCAATTCTGTTGGGATACAGCCAAGCGAATTCTGGAAGATGAGCGCCGCCGAACTGATTGAGATATACGACTCGCACAAGCCGCCTGAAATGGTTGGCCATATCCCCAAAACTGAATTTGATCGGCTACGCGACAAACTGAGAGAGGCTAAAGCCAAACATGCCAAGTCTGGGTAATTTATACGTAACTCTAGGCGCGAAAACTGACAGCCTCGATCAGGCGATTCACAACGCAAAAAAAAATCTTTCCGACCTGTCCGGCGTTGCGCGCAGCACAATAAAAAATATTGGGTTGCTTAGTGCTGCGGCTGCGGGGGCTGGTGCTGGTATTGTTGCCGGTCTTGTTAGCTCAGGCCTGCAGGCAATCGACACGCAATCCAAGCTTGCACAGGCGCTTGATGGGACGGTGGGGGGATTGCGCGCTGCTGAAATGGCGGCGGGCGATGCTAGTGTAGCCACTGAGGAATTTTACTGAGCAGCTACGCGCATGAACGCAGCGCTTGGCGATGCCACAAAACAGGCCGGACCTGCTTACGATGCATTGACCAATCTTGGCTTATCCGCCGAAAAATTATTATCCCTCGATATTGATCAGCGCTTTGCGGCGATTGCAGACGCAATGGCTCAGCAAAATGTTTCCGGTGCGCAGGCTCAGGACATCATGCGCGACCTCGGGGTTAGGAGCCAAAACCTATCAAATTTAATTCGCCAAGGTGGCGAAGCATTTCGCGAGCAGGCCGATGAGGTTGATCGTCTTGGGCTTCGTCTGTCAATGGTTGACGCCGCAAAAGTCGAAATGGCTAATGACGCTATGGGCATTTTTGGCGATGTTTTGACGGGTGTGCAGGATAGATTGACGGTTACCGCAGCGCCGTATCTGACGGTTTTGGCCGATAAATTTAGAGAGGCTGCGGTAGAGTCAGAGGGATTTAAGGCGCAATCGCAGGGGGCTATTGACATAGTAATAAAAGGATTCGGCTATGCTGCTGATGTTGCTCATGGATTGCACGTAGCTGTAAAAGGTCTTGAGGTTGTAATGGCTGGCTTTAATGCAGCGGCGGTTAGCGCATTTGAGGCGGTTTTAAGTGCTGGAACGCAAATGTTTGACGGTCTGCTATACGTTGGCAACCGGGTTATTGCCGCAATAAATCAGCAGTGGGGCACTGATCTCCAATTTGCCGACTATGTTAGCGATTCTGATTTTATGAATGGTATGCATAAGCTTGGCGATGAATCTCGCAATATTTTAAACGCAACTCGCGATGAGCTTTCCGCCCTAGCAATGCAGCAAATGCCAAGCGATAAGGTAAAACAGTATTTAGATGATGTTGCGGCGGCGTCAACCGAAGCAGCAGCAAAAGTTGTTAGCGCTCGCAATAGTATGACCGGTGCCGCTGGTGGTAGCGGCGGATCTGTTGACACTGGCAACAAGGGGCAGCAAGACCAGTACGCAAAGGACATGGAGGCGTGGATCGCAAGCCAGAATGCGCAAGTTGAAGCGCTTAAAAACCGCTACATGACCGAAGAGCAACTTGAGTTAGAGCACCGCGAAACAATGAACATTATTGGCAGCGAATTTGATGCCGCAAAATTTGAGTCTGAAGAGCAATGGCGCAGCATAAGAGAGCAAGCCGAAGCCGAGCACCTGGCAAGAATGACGCAATTAAACAAAAGCGCTTATGATGGGATTCAGGGGTTAATTGCAAGCCGATGGGGTGGCGCTGTGGCGTCAACCGCTGGCGCGATGAAGTCAATACTTGGCACCATGGCAACGCAATCGCGCAAGGCTTTTGAAATATCCAAGGCGTGGGCGGCAACTGATGCTTTAATATCAACTTTTCAGGGCATCGCAAAGGGTGTTGCGCTCGGGTTCCCGGCTGGCATCCCTGCAGTGGCTTGGGCTGCGGCAAACGGCTTTGCTCAAGTTTCGGCAATTAAAAACCAGTCGTTCGGCGGAGCTGGTGGTGCAGCAGCAAGCGGCAACGGTTCTCCAGCAACAGCACCAAACCCAATAGGCGTAGGTGGATCAACTGGCAGCGGCGGGGCAGGCAACAATCAAACCTTAACCGTGGCACCAATAGACCCTGGTGCGCTATACTCTGGCTCAGCAATGCAATCAATGGGTAATCAGATTTATAACTTTAGCAAAGACGGCGGAAAGGTGATTTTTCAAGCATGATCCACATCACTAACACGGCATGGGCTGCAGAAACATACGCGAGCTACGCAACGATAAATAACCCAATAGTTTTTTATCAATCGTTTTTGCGTCCGCAGGATATTTCAGCTACCACCTATGTCGAGGACCGTCCCGCAATCAACTTGTGGAATCCAGATACGGCTAGCAAATGGCAGAGCAGTAGCACGGTAGGCGGCGGAACTATTGTGTCGCAATTTTATATAACCCTAGCGAATTCTACGGCTTTAAAGCCAAATTACATTGCAATTTGCGGGCACAACCTGCATGAAGATATGTGGGGCGTCAGAATTGAGGCGTCCAGCAATGGAGGTGCAACATGGTCAGTTCACGTCCCTGAAGTGACGATCACAACGCCGGAGCCGATTGTATTTTTTTTCAATGAGGCTGCCACTTCTGCTTTTATTTTTCGCATCAGGATATATAAAACAAAATCGGCTGGCAGTGGAATTTCCGTGATACCAGCGGCAATCATATCTCACATAAAAATGGGGAGGCCGCTTGTTTTATATCGCAGAATTTTTTCAAGTTTTGATCCGGCGATTACTAAAAAGGCAAAACTTATACAAAACAAATCTGAAAACGGGCAATACCTTGGGCAGGTTGTTTTGAGTACGTACAGGGAGCCGAGCGACATTGAGCAAAAAAATCAGCCATATGAATTTGTCAGGAATGAGGTTGTCCCATTTTTGAATCACTGCAACGGACAGCCGCGTTTTACAAATACAGCAGCAGGAACTTTTGTGCTTGCATGGCGTCCAGCAAAACACCCGGCGGAATTAATTTATTGCTGGGTGCGCGAAATAAAATACCCGGCAAATGAAACGGGCAACTCGGTCGGCGGATATATGAGCTGGGGTGTCAGTGTGGACGCATCAGTATGACAACAAAATCAGTACAGTATGCTGAACTTTTATTAAAAAGATGCTCGCGCACATACGGCTCAGCGCCATGCACCGCTGCGATAAACGTTACTGGTTTTCAAAAATGCTACAACTCGCCGCGAACTTGCCAAGACCCTGCAAATTATCTGGGCGATGAAGTAAAAGTTATTCGATGGGCCATGCCGACCGGAGACCTGCCAGACACGATAGACGCTGACCCGCGCATAACATCGATAACGCTCAGGCCCCAAATGCTTGATCCAGGCGAGAGCTTGGGCGTGAGAGAGTCAGGAACAATTACGCTCAGGGACTCTTTGCATAATGATGTGAAGTTTGATAAATACTTATCTGACCGTCTTTTTAATACTTACAATCAAGGCACGTATTGGACTAAGTTTTTTGCTCGCTGGGGAAATATTCAAGGAATGGAGTTTAGGACTGTTTACGGAGACCCTGAGCAGCCTCTAAGCGAAATGGAATACCGGCATTACATGGTAGAGGACTCGACCGGCCCTGATGCAAATGGCAATTACTCAATCACATTTAAAGACGTGATTAAATTTGCTGATGACGAAAAAGCGCAAGTTCCACCACCAAGCCCCGGCGTTTTGTCTGCGGCAATCACAAAAGCATCGACAAGCTTTACGCTTGCGCCGACTGGAATAGGATCGCAATATCCTACATCTGGTCTTGCGTCAATCGGCGATGAAG